GTACACCGTCATGCCAGCGACCAAAGCTGGTGAGCCTGTAGTGGTCAGTGCTGTGGCAGTGCAAGAGGCCGTAAACGACAGGCCACTTGCTGTAGACCAGTTGGTTGTAGAGCTAGTGTTCCAAGTCCCTGTACCACCTACCCAGTATCGGTTAGCCATTGTTTACTCCTGTGGTGTCGTAATAGCGGCTATCCAGTTACTCAGACGCTGCTGTTTCATGGCTTCAATTTCAGTGTCACTTGGCAACTCTTCGCCTTCAGGGAACCATAAAGCATCCGAAAATTTACCGTAAGGAGTTTGGAACTCAAAGTCGATATACATCGTTTTTCCTTTAGGCAACAGCAACGCAGCGCCATGTGGACGTAGCCACGTTCCACACGAATCCAATGTCAAGTCGAGCCGTGGTCACCGTAGTCGTCGGTAAGGAAATAGTTGATGCCGAGAACGATGCGCCCCAAGTGATGGCAATGGCTCCAGTGCCCGTGATTGCGATCCACAACTTCTGGCCATTGGTGGGCGTACCCGTCAAGTTGGTTGTAAACGAAGTAATCGCAGCAGACTGTGCAGTGATAACCATCATGTCGTAGTTGTCGGTGTTCAGCGTAGGCGTAGCCGAATCTGCCGTACTTGCCAGAACCCGTGGAGTGATCCGCTTGTTCGTAAATGTATCGGTGCTGGAATAGGTGGGAATAGACGCGCCAGCAAGCGTTGCAGCCCCTGTGCCACCGTTGGCAATAGCTAGAGTACCTGTGGCCTGATTGACTGGCACAGAAGTCGCATTTGTCAAGACAATCGCTGATGGTGTTCCAAGGGCAGGAGTAACAAGAGTCGGGCTTGTGGCAAAAACATTTGCCCCTGATCCTGTTTCATCGGTCAATGCCGTAGCCAACTGAGCAGAAGTGAATGACCCCAATGATGCTGCGTTTCCAACTGAAGTAACAGCACCTGTTAAGTTAGCATTGGTGGTTACGTTGCTGGCTGTGAATGCGGTAGCTGTACCCGTAATGTTCGTACCCACCAGTGCTGATGGAGTTCCAAGAGCAGGAGTAACTAGAGTTGGTGATGTACTCAGGACAGTATTCCCTGTACCCGTAGAAGTTGTAACTCCCGTGCCGCCAGAGGTAACGGGGAGGGCAGTAGCTAGAGTCAGTGAAGAGAACGAAGTAACAGCGTCTACAACATTGGTACCATCGCACATCAGCACCATCACCTTGCCGTTAGGGACAGAAATCCCAGTGCCAGCAGTGGTTTTAACTGTCAGGGCAAAGCCGCCAGTTGTGGAATTTTTGAAGAAATACAGCTTGCTTGCCGTAGGCACAATGACGTTCTTAGCCGCAGTCAGCGTACCCGTCATGTTAATAAAGGCATACCGTGCTTCATTTGCTGCGGAGCCATCCCCGTTAGTCAACGTCCTGTCAGTATCAGTCATCGAGATAGACTCATACCCAGCAACAGCAATGTCTACAAGGGATGTGAAATCTGAGTTGGTCAGCGCCCCCCAGTTACCAGAGTTCTCTCCAGTAGCTTGCAAGACTAGTTTCAATGACGGGGTATAGGTTGAAGGCATGGTCTATCCTATGCGGCAATTTGTTGCCAATTTGGCGTTTGTGGTGTACTGATTACCCCCCATGTGGGGGTTTGTGTATCAGTGATTGTTGTCCAGCCAGAGGTCTGTACGTTACTTATTAAGTTCCAAGAGGGGCTTTGTGTATCACCAATGCTACCCCAATTTGGTGTCTGTGCATCATTTACTAAACCCCAGACAAGCGCAGTTCCAATTTGTCCGTAGCCCACAACACCTAGAGGGTAAACAATAACCCCCGTATTCACTGTTACAACACCAATTGATCCAGTAACCTGAACCCCAGTTACAGGGACTACAAGAACTAGAGAAACTGTAACAGTCCCAATTGCCCCGGTAGTCTGAATTCCCGTAACAGGAACTACAAGAACTAAAGAAACTGTAACCGTACCTATTGAACCTACAACTTCAACCCCAGTTACATCAACTACGGCTCCAACAGTGACAGTAACAGTACCAACTGCGGCTGTAGCAACGCAAGCTGATTTACCTTCACCCCATCCTTGGTCGCCCCAACTTACGCCAGAGGCATCCCATCCTTGGAAAGCTACTATAGCGTTAGCCACTTAGAGCCTCTAGGCAATACGGATCAGTGCAGTTGTAGCGGCAGCGGTAGGCATTTGGACTGTAAAAGTACCCGCAGTTGAAGCTTTATCCGCACCAAAATCAAGAACCGCAATAGCTGCATTACTCTTACTGCTATCGTAAATCAATGCCCCACGGGCTGTAAATGTCGCTGTAGTCCAGCTAGTATTATCAAAAGTAATCCAAGCAACCCCGGAATCTGAACTAATCGCAGTCCCCGCAAGGGTGTTACCACCAATAGTGTACCCAGTCCCTGTGACTTCATAAGCCCCCTGCCCAGTTGTAGCAACGTAAGCAGTAGTTGTAGCATCCAGAGTAGCTGAGTTGGTATACAACGCGATCTTCATCGTGTCTGTCAAGGGTGTGTATGTGCCTGACAAAAAGCCAACTTTAGCTGAGGTGCAGAAAGCGTTACCTGTAAAAGCCATGATAAATCCTGATGATTAGAGTACCTGAGTACGAAGCTGCCCACTACGGTATGCGTCTTGACGCAACTTGCCGTCACCAAGGCTCTTGAGAAGGGTAAGGGACTGCTTGTACTGTTCAGCGTACAGAGCCACCATATCTGGTTCGCCCTTCATAAACCGAATTGCCTCGACCATCACTGCATTGAACAGCGCTGAATCGAAGTTTTCACCAAGCCATGATGTGTACGGTGCTACCGTAATACTCACGGGGTAGTAGAAGTAGTGAAGCTCAGCAGTCAGTCCAGCATTTGGCGTAGGGCCAAGGATCAGCGTAAGCTCTTGTAAGGTAGCACTATCAGGGCCAAAGATCGCGTAGTACTTGGGAGTCCCAGTGTCCGTAGTCGGATTAGGGTACGCCTCCCGGATGAAGTTAACATCCTTGTTTAGCAAGTACGAATACGCCCCATCAGCCCCGACTACTGCCAAACTAAAGACAGAAAGGAAGTCTGTGGGAGCCGAAAGGTACTTGTTACCCGAAGTCAACGTCCCAGTGACGTTCTTACGCAACGAAGGCAACTGCACCGAATTGTAAATCTTCTGCTCAGCCAGATGGGTCATCGTGGCGAAGTCAGTGTCTGTGAACGTATTTTCGCAGTAGTCTTGAACTGCGGTTCTCAATTCGGTGTAGTTCATGCTTTATGCCATTGGCCCACGGGACATTAGACCCTTAGTAGCTGCGCCAGTACCCCGCATCTTGATGCCCTTGGAGTTAATTGGCTCATCACCTGCTGACTTACTAGCCGCGCCAATAGACACATCGAGGTTCTCAAGCTTGCTACGGTTCGCCCCTTTACCGGGGTTACTCTCTGCTGCTACTGCCTTGCCCGACATAGTGTGGGGTTTAGCGTAAACGGCAGCGGAGCCAACTTCCTTACCGCCCATCTTCTTGCTGAACTTAGCCATGATTAACCCCCTTGGTTTTTTGCACGGGCCAGATTGCGTCCGTACTTCATGTAATCATCGGTGGTTGGGCCACCTTTTTTAAGCTTCAAAGTTGTACCTTTGCCGCCTTTATGCTCTTGAGCATCGTGCTGCTTAAACGCTTTCTTGATCATGGCCTTGTCTTGGGCCATGTCACTTTTCATACCTTCTTTAGCCATGATCATTCCTTAAGTAATCGTTACGGTGACTATACCAATAGAACCTAGAGGTGCCAATGGGTTGGGGGTTAAAACAGCATCAAACAGGCTTGACCCGCCTACAGGGTTCCACCCCCAGTAAATGCTTCGGCTACCACCACCTAGATAACCTGAAGAAAGAAGCCCAGAAGTGACATAACTACGGTCAGGACGAGGATTACGTACTGCTTGCGGATCGTCAACTGGATACATCCCTAAGAGTAATTGGGGATGATCTTCTTCCCAACATTCATTACAAACCAAGACTTGGATGAACTTGGTCTTGACTACCAACCCTTTAAGGTCTTTTAACTTAAAACGAAAGCCACACCGATCACACTCCGATATGGCCTTCCTACCAGCGGTGAATCTGTTACCCATGCTGTGCTACTAGCTAATGAACATCTGGCGCGGAACGAAACGAACCGCTGCCTTTTCACGATCCTCGCCAGCAGCCATCTCCCATGCAGCATCGTACTGGGCCTGAAGCATCTGCGCCCGCTCTAGTCCACCGGGGACTTTCAAAGACAGGTACGAAGCCAAGCCAGCGATCATGCAGGGGAGGAACCGGAAAGGAACATCCATCGTATTCACACCGTTACCCGCATCTTGGAGCCTACGCAGCCGCCAGTATACGAATGTATAGGTCTGAACATTATCCGGAATAGGCCAAACAGTGATGGTAGGAATGGGGGAAATCCGGTCAATATAGACTTGAATCGGTCTAGCTTGAGTCAGCTTATTAGGGATCGTGGCATAGGTAGACACGCTAATACGGGTAATATTCAAGTCAGCTTGTGTAGAAGCTGAACCCGCCCCCGTCCTGACTACATGCTCAAGAAGGTCAACCGTATCCGCAGGGAGGGAGTACGTAGCAGTTCCGGGGACTAGAGTAATCGAGTTACTGTCGATAGTCCAAAGATTAACACCACGGTTAGCCCAGTCAGCGAACAGAAGATTCAGCGACCGCCTAGCAGTCCGCATGTCATAGCCAGTACGAAGCTCCGCACCGCAGCGCTCAAACGCTTCTTCAACAATCTCAGAAAGATCGAGGTTAAAAGCTGTAGTACCGGAGGTTGTCATCTAGCACTTCCATTTTTTTAAATATGCCATAAGTTGCTCAGCTTTTAAGGAGCTATCAGCAACGTTACCAGCGGCTAAATTGCATTTTCCACAAAGTAAATCTCGTACTTCTTTAGTGGTATGGTTATGGTCTACACAAGGTCGTGTACTATGAATTCCTTCAAACTCAAACTTTACACTGCAACAAGCACATTTACCACCCTGCGCTAGTAATTTTTCAGCAAATTGCCCTGCCGAAATGCCATACTTTGCAGGTAAATTGTACTTCCTAGTATCTTTTGCTGAGCAAAGCTTACATGCGTAATTTAACCCTGAAAGCTGATGTTTGTTTTTATTAAACAGTTCTGGCTGCTTCCATTCACGGCATTTACTACAGCGGTACTGCCCCTGTTCATTTGCTACTTTTGGTAGCCTACCATAATCTCGTTTGACGCCTAACATTTCCACGCCTTTAAAGATTTGTTGATACGGCTGTTCGGGTCTTTGGCTGTCTTCTCAGAAGTCAGCTTCTTCTTCATGCCGGTCATTCTGGCACAGAACGACTTCTTACGGGGGCCACCTTCTGGCTGCGGAGGCTTGAGGTTCATGCCTTCCTTCTTAGCGGAGGCTCTCCCTTTGGCGTTTAAACCACCTTCAGGACTCTTGCCTTCTTTCCGCTGCCATGCAGGGGTTGTTGCCATTACTTAAGCCCCTTAAGAGTTTCCGCTAACCTCGCCCGTTGACCTAGTTTACCGGGAGCTTTAGCTGCTTTAGCCAATTTCTTAGCTGGGATTGGTTGGCCTTCTTTAGCACCTAGCTGTTTTCGCAAGGCTCCGGGTGTCTTAATAGCTCCGGAAATCCAATTGGCAGAACCGCCTTTAGCCAACTTCTTGGCTTTAGGCATCTTGGCTGGGTTGATATCCCCCATGCCCCGGCTGGCTCTCATCGCATCATCCCACGGGTTTTGCCCCGCTGAGCGCAACCATCACCACGGGTAACTGAACCGCCTTTGGCGTAGGCCTTTGGCTTTGGTTGGAGCCTAGCCTTCATCATGGAGTTGATATCTGTCGCGCCTGTTTTTGCGTAGTTATCTTTTGCTGCTTGTGAACTTCGTTTCATATCAGCGGCTTTCTCAGCAAGGCGTTCATCCTCAACTCTAGCCATTTCTACAAACCTTGCATTTTGGGATGGAGGAGATTCACGACGAGTCAACCCCTGCTGCTTGTTCATATAGTCACGAAGGCTCATACCTGATTTCTCAAGTTCTTCCTTTGTCACTACCTTGGCTTTAGGCTTTGGTGCAGGGGCTTCAGGCTTAGCTTCAGCTTTAGGCTTAGCAGCTTCTTCAGCTTCAAACCTTTGGTTAGCTTCCTCTAGGGGGTCAACATCACCACCCTCTTCAAACTTACGCATTTTCTTAGCCATTAGCACTTCCCACCTTTCTTCATAGTGATTTGCTTAGCTTGGGTCTTGCCGCGCTGAGCGATACCGTCGATGCTGCCGCCCTTGGCGTACTTCATAACGCCGCCGCCCTTTTTCATCATAGCTGTCGCACGACCAGCGGGACGAACAGGCATTGGGGCTGAACGAGCAGGAGCGCGAGAAGGCATACCGTTTGGAATATTACCATTAACTTTAGAATACGGTGCGTTTGGAACCTTACCTTTATCAATCACCTGCGCGTTAGTCCCCGGTACGCTAGTCCCCGGAACCCTATAAGCAGGTGCGGGCATTTTTTGCCCCGTGCCTATTTCCGACATTGCCCCACCCTCAGCCATCTTCTTTGGCTTCATCATCTGTTTCTTGTCCATCATCATGTCAGCTTTAGAGCCTTCTTTCATGCCCTTTTTCTCTACATCTTTGCCAGACTTTTCGAACTTTGCAAAGGGATTTACACCTTTAGTAGCCATAGTATCACCACCTTTTGAAAATTTATGGCCCTTGTCGGCCTTGACAAAATCAGAGCCAACGCTCTGGGGAATTCCCGCCTTCTTAGCAAAAGCAGGGTTGTTGGC